AGACAGAGACCGACGCATAGCGGCCAACCTCGACACGCCCACGGGCAAGATCTTCGTCGAGATGGTTCGCATAGCCCGAGGCGACTCCAATGCCCTGTCGGGCGTATCGGCGGCACACGATGCCCTCGGGCTACCGTCCTCGTGGATGCGAGAGCGGGTCGCCGGTCGTATCCGCGTCAAGGCGGGAGACCTTGAGACCCTCAAGAGGCTCGTGGACATCGCCAAGTCCAACCCATACCGCCCAAGTCAATCCCTAGAACCAAGGGAGCCAAGAGACCCCGCGATCAATGTGGAGCTCCGCCAACACCGGATCGCCATCCGCAAGATGTGCCGCGAGTGTATTGGGGCGGACAACGACGACGAGGCGGATCGCATCGGGTGCCCCGATGGGCGATGTCCTCTCCGGTCTGTCTCCCCCGTCAAGATGTCCAAGAACCCCATCGAGATCCCCGAGGTCTGGGAGTAGACTCTTCCGGGGGTGCGTGGTCGCCCGTGTCGTCCTGGACGATGGCACGGGACACGAGAGGTTCGACTCCTCTCCACCTCCACCACTTACTTCTTGCGTCGCCTTCGGTGGCACTTCCGAGCGGGTGGGAGTTCGGACTTGATGGGAGCGGCGTGCCCATAGCGGGCGGCATAGAGCGGCCGCGCCGAGCGGTACTCCATGGCAAGGACACGGTCGGCTCTCTGGCACCGAGCCGGTGGGAGATAGGCGCGATGGAGAGCCATCAAGGCGGTCGCCCAGACCTTGGAGTGGTAGTCCTCAACCACTAGGTGTGCGAGCTCGTGGAGCGCGGTCTCTCGGTTCTGTCCTCCACAGAACTCCACGAAGTGATCCTCCCAAGAGGCTTGGGCGTCGTAGCACGCGATCGAGCCCTTGGGGTGTGAGTGGAGGCGGATCTCCTTGAGGTTGATACGCTCGGCACGGGCTACCCGGCGGGTGAAGGCGATGACCGGCATCCACTTCTTCACGGCCTCGGGGCTCTTATCGGGGGGGACGATCAACTCAATCATGGGGAGGATTGTATGAGACGCCCGTGTCTAGAGTGCGGCACGCCATCGACCGGAACCCGATGCCCCGCCCACGAGCTCAAGGACACCCGACGTCGCCCTGGCTATGGCTACCAATGGACGGTGGTCTCCCGAGAGATGCGGTCGAGGTATCCCTTCTGTATGCGGTGCGGTGCTACCGGCTCGGGCGTGCGGCTTCATGTGGATCACATCACGCCTCGCTCCCTGGGTGGCACCGACCACCTCTCCAATCTTCGGGTGTGGTGCGCGCCGTGCCATGCCTCCTTCGGCCAGACACGACGCTCGCGAAGGGGGTAGGGGTGGAAAGTTCAAGGGGTTATGCCTACTACATCCGACCCCTAAGCCCGCGCACGGGCGGGGGAGTTTTTCGGGTTCGGTGGGTTGTTCCGGTTCGGTGGGGTAGGATCGCTCGATGAGTAGTTGGAAGAACCGAATCGTGGGCACGGGCGAGGAGTCGCCCGAACAACTCCTTGCCAATCCAGAGAACTATCGCGCCCACCCACGCGCCCAACGCGAGGCGTTGGCGGCGGTCTTGGACGAGATCGGGTTCGTCGCCCCGGTGATCGTGAACCGCATCACGGGGCACCTCGTAGACGGACACCTCCGGGTTGAACTCGCGATGGGGCGAGAGGAGTCCTTCGTCCCTGTGTCCTATGTGGAACTATCCCTAGACGAAGAGCGTCTCATCCTTGCCACCTTTGACCCACTCGGAGACCTTGGCTTCGCCGACAAGGATCGGCTCAAGGAGCTCTTGGATGGGATCGGTACAGGGGAGGCGGCGATCCAACAACTCCTCGCACAGGTCGCCGACGAGGCGGGCATCCTCGGAGCCGTGGCTCCGTTCGAGTCGTCTCCGCCCAAGATGGTGAAGTGCCCATCCTGTGGGGATGAGTTCACGCCCAAGAGGTAGACGATGGGAACACGCGGCCCCGCACCCAAGCCCACGAGACTCAAGCTCCTCGCCGGCGAGACGCGCCCGAGCGTCATCGGACACGGCGAACCTACGCCGATGGTCGGCCCACTTACCGCACCCGCCGACATGAGACCCGAGGCGAGGGTTGTCTGGGAGCGTGTTGTCCAGGCTCTTGGTTCGACCGGTGTCCTCACATTGGCGGACAAGGACATCCTCCGCCTATACTCGGAGGCGTTCGTTCGATACCGCGAGGCGGAGGAGATGCTTGCCAAGACGGGGCCGCTCCTCAAGGGTCGGGACGGGAACTTCGTGAAGAACCCGCTCCACCAGATTGTCCGAGACAACGCCGACTCGGTGAAGAAGTACGCCCGCGAGCTTGGGCTCACGCCGGCGGCGAGGGTAGGATTGAGGTCGGAGATTGGCGAACAAGCGAACACAGCGACCGCGAAACTTGACGCGATCATCCGCGCCGCCCGCCGCGCCTAGCACCGACGGCGGTATCGTCGGGGAGTTCATCTCGTCCTTCTGTCGTCTATCCAAGGGCGACTCGGCGGGGCAACTCATAGAGCTCCGCCCGTGGCAACAAGAGATCCTTGACGGCATCTTCGCCGTAGACGAGAACGGGCGACGGAAGATCCGCCGCGCCTTGGTGATGCTCCCACGCAAGAACGCCAAGTCCACGCTCGCCGCCGGGATCGCCCTCTTCGGTCTCTTCCAAGAGGTAGGTGCCGAGGTGCTCCTGTGCGCTGGGGATAGGCAACAGGCCCGCATCGTCTTCCGAGAGTGCTCGCGCATGGTTGAACTTGACCCCGTCCTCTCCAAGAAGCTCCACGTCATGCGGGACGTGATCGAGTACCCAGAGACCGGCTCCGTCCTTCGGGTGCTCTCCTCGGACGGCTCTCGTGCCGAGGGTACGAACCCGAGCCTCGTGGTCTTTGATGAGCTCCATGTCCAACCCGACGACAAGTTGTGGAACGCGGTGAACCTCGGATCGGGTGCCCGGAAGGAGCCCCTCGTCTTGGCGATCACCACCGCCGGGGCGAAGACCGACGCACGAGGACAGGACTCCCTCGCCTACAAGCTCTGGCAATACGGGACTCGGGTGGAGTCCGGTGAGGTCAAGGATGCCGCGTTCTTCTTCAAGTATTGGCACGCACCCGAGGCTCTTGCCTGGGATTCTCCCGAGGCGTGGGCGGCGGCCAACCCCGCCTTCGGCGACTTCTTAGATCCCGAGGACTTCGCCGCCGCCGTGCGGACGATCGAGCCCTCCTCCTTCCAGACCAAGAGGTTGAACCGGTGGGTCTCGACGGCTACCTCGTGGCTCCCGACCGGAGCTTGGGAACGCCTTGCCACCGACCGGAAGATCCAACCAGGCGAGCCCTGTGTCCTTGCGTTCGACGGCTCCTTTGACGGTGACTCGACGGCGGTGGTGGCCGCCACGCTCGACGGGCACATCGAGCCCCTCCTCCTCTACGAGCGTCCAATCGACGACCCCAAGTGGAGGGTGGACATCGGCAAGGTGGAACAAGACATCCTTGATCTCATCCGCCTCAAGGGCTACGCCGTCCAAGAGCTTGCGGCGGACGGGTTCCGTTGGGCGCGGAGCCTAGAGAACTTGGAGAAGGAGGGCTTGCCGGTCGTGCTCTACCCACAGAGTCCGAGCCGTATGGTGGCGGCGTGCCAGAAGTTCTACGAGGCGGTCGGGCAAGAGGAGATCCACCACGGCGGCGATGCCGTCCTAGAGGCGGCTCTCACTCGGCACCTCGCCAACTCCGCCGTGAAGACGGACAGGTTCGGGCCGCGCATCGTGAAGGAGCACCGAGGGAGCCCTCGCAAGATCGACCTCGCGGTGTGCGCGGTGATGGCACTCGACCGGGCGCGCTACTATGCCGGCGAGGCGGACAAGCCCGTCCAGAGTGTGGAGTTCACGACCTTATGATGTCCAACATCTTGGAGCTCGCGGGGGTTGCGATGGTATTGTTCGCGGCGTATCTCGTCCACCCGGCGATCATCGTCGGGCTTATCGGGGTCGTCCTTATCGCCACCGGATACGCAAGAGGTAAGAAGTGAGCATCATCCGACGGGTACTTCTAGGGTCTCCAGAGGAGCGGGTTCTCGGTGGTCTTGGGCTCAACCCTCAAGCCTTCGATCGCGTGCCCTTCTTCGGAGCTCCTCGTGTAGACGAGAAGAGCGTCCTCGGACTAGCGGCCGCCTGGAGTTGCGTGTCCCTCTTGAGCGACGTAGTCTCGACTCTCCCGGTGGACGCCTACTATCGCGACAACGGACAGCGTCGCCCATACCGCCCGAGCGGTGCCAAGCCGGTGTGGCTCCTTACTCCGAGCGTTGGCGACCCGAGCCTCTCCATCCAGAACGTGCTCTCACAGATCACGGTCTCCCTCTACCTCAATGGGAACGCCTTCGTCTACGCGCCCAAAGACCCCGACACCCTTGAGCCTTTGGAGATTCGTGTCCTCAACCCCAACGCCGTATCCATTGAACGCCGCAATGGGCGGGTCGTCTACACCGTCCAGACCAACGCCAAGTTGGACAAGCTAGAGTTCGGCCCCGAGGCGATCCTTCACATCCCGTTGATCCAGATGCCTGGAGCCGAGCGCGGGATCAACCCGTTGGAGAGCCTCCGCCGAACCCTCGGTCTTGGTCTCACGCTCGACGAGTCCGCCTCGTCCTTCTTCGCCAACGCGAGCACGCCGTCGGGAATCATTGAGACCCCGAACGTCCTCACCAAAGAACAGATGACCAACTTGAAGTCCTCGTGGGATGCCGCCCATACCGGTGGCAACGCCCACAAGGTGGGCGTCCTCCAGGGCGGAGCTTCGTGGAAGGCTCTCTCCTTCCGACCGGAAGACGCTCAACTCCTCGCCTCCCGAGAGTTCGGAGTGGCCGAGGTCGCCCGTATCTTCCGAGTGCCTCCCGCCCTCTTGGCGATGACCACGCCGGGCGCGATGTCCTTCGCCTCTGTCTCCGAGCTCAACTCGATGTTCGTCTCGTACACCCTCCGCCCTCTCGTGGAGAAGATCGAGCGCGCACTCTCTACGCTCATCCCGCTCCCGGAGGCGTTCGTCAAGCTCTCGTTGGATGCCCTCGTCCGAGGCAACCTCCGCGAGAGGTATGAAGCCCACCGCATCGGGCTCTCCGCCGGCTTTGAGACGGTCGCCGAGGTGAGGCGTATCGAGGACATGACTCCGGTCGAAGACCCAGGCGCGGGCAACCTTCGACTCCCGCTCAACGAGGCGGACGCCTTGATCACCTCAACCCGACAGAAGGCGGACATCTATGCCGCCCTCATCGGCGCGGGTATGGAGCCCGCCGAAGCTCGCAAGATCTCGGGGCTCTAAGAGATGCCACGATTCCTAGCGCGGACTCTTGCCATTGGTACCGTGGCGGTTCCCATTGGGACGGCGGCTCCAGGACATACCCACGAGCTCTCGTTGATCAACCACGACAACGCGGAGATCTACATCGGGGGCTCGGCAATCGTGGCGGGCGAGGGGTTCCACATCCACAAAGGCGAGGGGGCGTTCGTCGCCCGGCTAACCGACGGAGACGTCCTCTATGCCATCGCCTCCGCCGTAGACACAGATCTCCACATCTACGACTTCACCTCGGACTTGTAAGTGGCCGACCGTAGCGAACACCGGGCGATCAACCCCGACGGCTACGAGCCGAACGAGGAGATGAAGGCGGAGGCGGATCAAGCTCTGGAGTGGCGGCGCGAGTTCAATCGAGGCGGCACCCTCGTCGGTGTGGCACGGGCTCGGGACATCTCCTCGGGCAAGCGTCTCCCCTACGACACCGTCGTCCGGATGTCCTCATACTTCGCCCGCCACACGGTGGACAAAGAGGCGGAAGGCTTCAACCGGGGAGAGGATGGGTTCCCGTCGGCGGGTCGCATCGCGTGGGGTCTATGGGGAGGAGATGCCGGTGAGGCGTGGGCTATGCGTATCATCCAGGAGGCCGACTCGGAACGAGCGGCTCATAGCGTAGAGGTGGACATGGGTCTAGAGTTCCGAACCGCCAAGGTAGAGCTCCGCGCCGTTGATTCGACCGGTATGTCGTTCGAGGGCTACGCCGCGCTCTTCGACTCCCCATCCGCCGAAGGCACCATCCCGGAGGTGGTCAAGGACACAGCGTTCAACCGCTCCCTCGCGGCCGTAGATCGCGGCGAGTGGGATGTCCGTGCCTACCAGGATCACGACCCCAAGCTTCTCCTCGGCACCACGAAGAGCGGCACCCTCTCCCTCCAGAAGGACGCCAAGGGTCTCAAGGCAAGCATCCGCCTCAACCCCGAGATCTCCTTCCATCGCGACCTTGCCGCCATCGTGAAGTCAATGGGCTCATCTCTCGGGATGAGCTTCGGCTTCTTCTCAACGAGCGGCAACCAGATCAACGAGGAGGGCGTCCGCGAACTCAAGGATGTGAAGTTGGTAGAGGTCTCCGCCCTTACCGGTCTGGCTCCCTACTACCCTGGCACCGTCTCCCTCGTCTCTGTTCGCGGACTCGCCGCCAAGGCGGGCGTGGACTTGACCGAACTCCGAGACGCGGTTGCCGCACTCCTTGCGGGCGAGGCAACCAAAGACCACGCGGCTATCCTTGCCGCCGCTATCTCCGCCTCTTCCCGTGATGTTGAGGGGGTACCGACAACCTTCCCCGGCGATGAGCCGAAGAAGGACAACCCAAAGAAAGAAGAGGAGCCAATCGTGAAAGAGGACACCACCAAGACCGAGCGATCACTCGCCGAGGATGCGGGACTTGATCCTGTTGCCCTACAATCCGCCGTTGAGGCATTGGCGGCGGGGACGGCCGACGAGGCACAACTCAACCTTGTGATCGCCGCCGTGAAGGCATTGATCGAAGAGGACGCCGACTCGGAGTCGGAAGATGCCCCCGTTGATCCAGAGGTTCCCGCCGATGGCGATACGGCACCCGCCGAGGGAGATGCCCCTACGGGGTCATCCGTGCCTCGGTCTACGCTCCTCCTAGCTCTTGAGCTCAAGGAGCGATCACTCGCCGAGGATGCCGGCATTGATACGGTAGCCCTCAAGGCGGCCGCCGATGCGCTATTGGTTGGGGAAGCCGACGAGGCTCAAGTGGCTCTTGTGATCTCCGCGATCAACGCCTTGATCAACGAGGACACCGATCCCGCTCCGGTCGAGGACGCGGATCCCGAGTCGGTCGAGGCTTCGTCCGTACCACGATCCACACTCTCCCTCGCCCTAGATCTTGAGAGCCGTCGCGTAGTCTAGAACTCCCAGAACGCAAGGGCGGGCGCAACTTCGCGAGTGCCGTACCACCGGGCGGGATAATGGTGCCCCATGTGGGGAGAAGGAGTTCGCTATGAGCCAGGAGCTCATCAACAACCTTCACGCCGCCTATCGCTCGGACTTTGAGGCCGCCAAGGCTCTCGTCGTCCGCGCACAGGACGAGAAGCGTGAACTCACCGCCGAGGAGACGGCTCGCTACGAGAAGCTCTCCGACGCTATGGACTCAAAGATGTCCAAGATCGCCGACATCAAGAAGGGCGAAGAGCGCGCCGCTAAGGTCGCAACCTACGCCGCCCAGGTCGAGACAACCTCGGCCAAGGGGATCGACAACGACGCGGAGCTCATCCGTGCCGTACTAGCCGGCGAGAAGCGTGCCGCGTCCTTTGACGTTCGCGCCCTTGCCACCGCAACCGCCACCACACCGGTGACGTTCGCGGACTTCGTAGTGGAACAGCTTGCCAATGGCAACCCCGTCTACGCGGGCGCGTCAAAGATCCGCACCTCGGACATCCGCAACATCACCGTCCCGGTCGTCGCCGGCACCGCTCCAGCGGCCGCCTTCGTCGGACAGGGTGGAACCATTGCGGCCGCCGATCCTGTGTTCACGAGCATCACGCTCGGCGCGTTCAACGCGGCGACCTTGACCCTCGCGAGCCGGGAACTTGTGGACTCGGCCGGATTCAACCTAGTGGAGTACATCGGTCGAAGTGCGGGACGCACTATCGGCTCACTAGCCGGGTCGGCTTGTACGCTCGGGACGGGCACGGCGGAGCCTACGGGCTTCATCACCGCGCTCACCACGGCGGGCGCGCTCTCGACGGCGGTCAAGGGTGGAACGGCGGCGGTAGCCGCTACGTTCTTCTCGGCGACCGACCTCGTGGTTGCCCTCATGGCGGTGGCTCCAAGCTACCGAAATCCGAACACGGTGTGGCACGTCGGTAGCGGCGCGCTCTCCAAGATCCGACAGCTCCAGGACACGACCGGACAGTTCCTCGTCCAGCCGGCACTCCAGGCGGGTCTCCCCGAGACCATCCTCGGCTACCGTGTGGTTGAGAACCCGTACATGGCCGCCGTTGGTTCGGCGTCTAAGTCGGTCGCAATCCTCCACGAGCCATCGTTCTACATCCGCGAGGCGGGTGCTATTGAAGTCGCACAGAGTGCGGATCGCTACTTCGAGCTCAACTCGATCGGCATCCGAACGATGTACCACTTCGACTCGAACCTTCCAGATGGCGCGGCGGGCCGCGTCCTGGTATCCGCCGCGAGCTAAGTCGTAGGCAAAGAGTCCGCCTTCGGGTAGACTCGGCGGCGAAGAGCCCCTCTCGGGTGATTCCGAGGGGGGCTCTCGTCGTATCTGTAGGCATAAGAAGGAGGCATCTATGAAGATCGCGTGGACATCTAACGCTCCGTGGTCGGGGACGGGGTACTCCGTCCAGACCGCCGAGGTCGTGCCGCTCTTGAAGAAGGCGGGGCACGAGGTGGCAATCCTCGCCAACTACGGGCTCGCCGGCTCAACGATTGAGTGGAACGGTATCCCCGTCCTACCCCAAGGGATTGACGGCTACTCCAACGACCTCACTCCGTCCCAGATCAAGAACTTCATCGGCAAGGATGGCGGCGGTCTAGGCATCACCCTGTTCGATGTCTGGGTCTACGAGTCTCCCGAGTGGGACGAGGTGCCCCTCCTCTCGTGGACACCCGTGGATCACGGCCCACTTCCGCCCGACCGAGTGGTCTCCTTCTTCAATCGCCCAGGGAAGAAGCTCGCCTTGGCGATGTCCCGCTCTGGAGAGAAGGCTCTCTTGGATAGCGGGCTATCCCGAGACCGGCTCTTCTACGCCCCGCACTCGTTCAACGCGGGGATCTGGGCACCGGGCGCGAGCACGATGCGGCCGAAGATGCTCATCCCCGACGATGCCTTCATGGTCGTCACGAACGCCGCGAACAAGGGGATCACCCCAATCCGCAAGTGTTTCCCAGAGATGGCGGCGGCGATGACCGTCTTCATGTCTCGCCACGCCGATGTCTTCTGGTACCTCCACACAGAGGCGACCGGTATCGCCAACGGCGTGCGGATTGACCGCCTCCTCCAGAAGTTCAAGGTGCCCGTGGATCGAGTTCGCATCGTGCCCCAATACGACTATCGGATGGGCATAGATGCCCGCATCGTGGCGGACATCACCCGAGGGGCGGATGTCCTCCTTGCCACCTCCCGAGGTGAGGGCTTCGGGCTCCCCGTCCTAGAGGCGGCCGCCGCCGGCGTGCCCTCCATCGCGACCCGACACACCGCTCAAGAGGAGCTCATCGGAGCCGGGTGGGGTGTAGACGGACAGCTTGAGTGGGACGAGTTCCAGGGCGGGTCGTTCTGGAAGGTGCCGAACATTGAGGAGATCATCGCTCGCCTAGAGGAGGCGTATGCCGAGAAGGGAACCGAGGCGGCTCGTGCCCGGTCGGAGGCGTGCGTGAAGTTCGCCGAGCCCTACGAGACCAACCGAGTCTTCGCCGAGCATTGGGTGCCGACCCTTGCCAAGGTTGCCGAGCTCGTGAAGGAGCCCGAGAAGGTGATCTCCGTGCCGGTCAATCGTGCCGCACGGAGGGCATCCAAGAAGTAAGCCGGGCGGGGAGTAGGATACCGAGGCGCGCCTTCGCGCCTCATAACCAAGGAGAAGCTCGTGGCGGTAGTGAACGGGTACACAACAGCGGCCGACGTCCAGAACGCCCTAGGGTTGGGCACGGCTATCCTCACGCCGGACACGGCGGAGATCGAGGCGGCGATCACCGCCGTCTCCCGAGTGATCGACGACTACACCGGGCGGTTCTTCTACTCGACCGGTGGCACCGTGCTCATCACCGCCGAACAGCCTCTCTATGCCGATCTCCCAGGGGATTGGAGCTCCATCACTTCGATCACCATCGACGACCTCAACTCGGGCACGCCCTCGGTCGTGCTCAACCCCGCCAAGGATTACCGGCTCAAGTCCAACAAGGACTTCATCGGGTGGCCGTATACGGGCATCCAGATCACGACCTTCAACACGTCCTATGCTCTCCCCGTCGGTATCACCGAGGGGGTCAAGATCATCGGCCAGAGAGGATGGAGTCAAGTCCCCCCGGCGGTATCCCAAGCCGCAATCCTCCAGACGGTGAGGACGCACGCTCGTCGAGCTGTGCCGTTCGGAATCGCCGGAAGCCCAGATGGAGGGATCGTGCGTCTCCTCTCACGTCTTGATCCGGACGTGGAGCTTATGCTCCGCCCGTACGTCGCCACGCCGTTGGGGGTCTAGGGATGGCGTTCTCGGACTCCGCAATCCTTGAGGCTATTGCGGCCCACTACGACGCCAAGACCCCGCCGACCGGCGAGACCCTTCGGTTCGTCTCCGCCTATCCGGTCGAGTCTCTCGGAGCCGTGCCCGCCGTGGTGCTCTACGAGGGGTCGGACGCCGTCGCCTACGGTGCGGGCAACCGCTCGATCACCCTCACGGTGAACGCCGTTCTCTACCTCCCGCTCGTTGAGTACGCCCGAAGCTACAAGAGGATCTCCGTGTGGAGGGAGTGGATGCGGGACTCCCTCTTGGATGCTGTCCTCTTGAACTCCACCAACGGGGTCGCCCAGGCGTCTATCGCGTCCACATCCACGGACACCTCCGACTTCTCGGATGCTCCCGTGATTACTATCACCGCTACGATTGAGATCGCCGGGGTCGAGGCTATCGCCCCAAGCGCATAGAGTAAGGAGACCAAGAGACCATG